ACCCCACCCAGGATGTCGATCTCGGGGTTCTGCTCCATCGTCTCCAGCATGGTCTCGACGGCCCCAGGCGGCGCCTCCATGTCATCGTCCCAGAACATGAAGTACTCCCAGCCCTCGATCCCCGCCCGATACCACGCGAGGTTCCGCGCCTGCTGGATGCCGAACCCCACCGGCACGATGACGAGCGAGGCTTGACCGAGCGGCATGCCCGACATCCAGAGGGGAACGGCGCATTCGATGCGGATGCTGCCCAGCGTGCAGACCGCGATCGCGAGTTTGTTCGGCGCATCCAGATCGCCGCGGCGGAAGGCTGCTAGTGCTTGTTTCGTAATTCCTCCTTCTTGAGCCAGGTGTGCATCGAGAATAGATGCCGGCGCGAAAGCGCGAGATCGATACTGAAACGCGGGTCGTCAAACTCCTCCAGCGCCTCGAACGGCCCAGGCCCATGCTCAGGATGCACCGGATGCCCGTTCAGGTTGGTGTCTTCGACCACGAGGTATTGCCCGGGCGTGACGATGTCGGCATAGACCGCCAACTCGCGCACGACGTGTTCCTTCCGATGGTCGCTGTCGAGGGAGACCATCACCCTCGCGTCAGGCCCGATCGTTTCGGAGATCTCGTCCCTGACGACTGGCGCGAGTGTGACGCTGTCGCCCTCCAGGTAGATGATGCGGTCGTGCGGCGGGCGACGGCTGCCTGGGTTGATGTCGATCGAGATCACGATGCCCTTGCCGACGCGATCCATGCAGTCGGCGAAGAACTGGGCGCTGCCGCCGTAGTACGTCCCCGTCTCGATCAGCACATCGGGCCGGTTCTTGTGGATCAGCTCGGCGTAGGTCATCAGGTCGGCGGGCCACTTGATCATGTTGTGGCCCATCCACTGCAGGCTCCACGTCCGCTTGCTCCAGTACAGCCGGTGGAAGGCGTTGACGATGGCTTGCTCGAGAGCGGCGGAGGGGATGCTGCTCCCCTCCGCCTCGGCCGCCATCGGCGCACCCGCCAGTTGCACCGAATCCATAACCATCAGGTCGTCGCGTCCTTCATCACCGAGAAGCTCTCGGGGTGCCGTACCTGGAAGTCCGCGAAGGCCAGCGCGACCATCCGCACGATGCCGGCGCTGCCGCCCGTGTAGGGGTCGACCAGGATGTCCAGGTCGCTCCAGATGGCGACAATGCCCTCTTCCCAGTTGCCGAAGAAGATCGCCGAGCAGGTCGAGACGCTGCCCTTCGTCAGGTCGCTCCGCACCTGGTTGGTGACGAACGCCCGATACCCATTGAGCGGGGTGCCAGGGGTCGCCGGCGCGAGGTTCGCGGGGTCCTGCCAGACGAACAGGCCCGTCGAGCTAACGCGCTCCGTCGTCTTCAGCTTGCCGCGCACCTTGGCGTTCGTGATGTACGCCAGCGAACCCAGGTCGGCGTTCGCCACCGCCACGTCCGTCTCCAGCTCCACGATGTGCGGCCACGTCGGTGCGGCGCCGTTGGTGCCGCCGGCGACATCGCCGATGCTCGAGGTGTTGAAGACACCGGCAGGTTCCGCGCCGGAGCCGGAACCATGCAGCACCGTGCGGTCGATCTCGATCGCCAGGTTGGTCGCCAGGTCCATCCGCAGGAACTGTTCGACGTCGAACGATCCCTGGAGCAGCGTCTGCCGCGTCACGTCCATGTAGCAGGCCAACTGCGACGGGGAGAACTTCACCTGGCCGAAGGTCGGCGTTCCCTCGGAGGGAGCGTTGCCTTCAGTGACCCAAGCGGTGTTCGTGGTCGCGGCCGTGTGCTTCGGCAGCAGCAGGTCGCCGCGGAGTCCCGTCAGCACCCTGACGCCGGCCGCCCGCGTGACCATGCGGTTCCGCAGGAGCTCGATGACGCCGCCGTGCTCGACTTCGACGATGTCGGCCGATTCGGTCGCCACCGAGAGGTCGCGCTTCTGGGCGTGCATCACCTCGAAGGGGATGTGGGCGACCGCCTGCCCGTTCAGGCCGCCCTGCCCCTTGCCCGACCGCTTCGCCACGTATTCGTCCACCTGAAGCTCAAAGTCGGCTTCCTTCGGGGAGATGATCCCCGCCTTCGCCGCGATGAGGCGCCGGATGCTGAAGCGCTGGACGTCGTCGTTGCCGAGTCCGGCATAGTTCGGAGCGTCCACGGGCGGCCCAGGCTTGTGCGCTGGCCGCCCATTGGGGTCGGTCAGCCCTTCGGCCATCCGCATCTCTTCCTCAGTCTGGATTTGCCGGCGCTTCTTGTCGGCGTCCTTCATGAGGTCGTCGTACTTCCGCTGCTCGTCAGGCTCGAGCGGCCGGTCTGCATCGTTCGCCGCGGACAGGATGTTGCCCGCTTCGTCGAGAAGACGGCCGCGCTCGCGCTTCAGAGCGTCGGTGTCAATCGTTGTTCTCGCCACCGTAGTCCTTTCCAGGCACCGAGATGCCTTGTTCTTTTGCTAGGCGCCACTCTTTGACGAGCGTGTCCATAGGCCGCACCTTCACCGGCTCGGGTGGCTCTTCGCCGGCCCGTTCCTCTGGCGCTTCGGAGTGGCTTGCCGCCGGCTCCAGGGACCGCAATACGTCAGCGAGTGACTGCGTCCGCGCTTGCACGATGGTGTCGATGTAAGCGGGGAACGTCACGGGTGATACATCGAAGAGCCGCACCTCGCGCACATTGCGGATCGGCTGCTTCTGATTCTTCGACCAGTCTTCCTGCACCGGCTGAAATGCGAACGACGCCTGGTCGATGTCGCCGCGCCGGATCGACGCGATCAGCGCCCGCACCCAGGGTTCGTCGGGCGGGCGCGCCGTAAAATGCAGGCCCGTCTCGTCTTCGCGCAGGTCGAGCGTGCCCGCCTTGTTGCGGCCCAGCACGTGGTTCGGATCGTGGTTGAACAGCGCACGGATGTCGCCGTCCTTGATCGTCTTCGCGAAGGCTCCCGGCATGATCCGCTCCCGGTAACCCCATTCCAGGGGTTGTGAGAGCTTGTTGAAGACCGCCGCATAGCCTTCGATGACGGGCCCTTCGCTGTCATCCAGCGCCCGCAGCTCGCCGCGGAACTGGCCGATGGCCCGACCGCCGCCGCGCTCCTCGATCTCTTCTGCGGTCATCGTCTCCTCAGACGAGGACATAGTTTGCCTCCTGCTTGTGCCCATTGCTCCGCGCAGGCGGCGCTGTGGGCGGTTGTGGCGGCTCGATCGGCGCATCGGCGTCGGTCATATTCGCCGGCCGCCAGTACACGTCGCCGCCCTCGATGGCATTCATGTTCTCGAGCTCGCGGATGTCGTTCGTGCTCATGATCCCGTTTTGTCGGGCGATGGAATAAGACTCGAATCGGGTCTTGGTATCGCCGCGCAGGAGGCTGTCGAACAGCATTTCCGCGAAGAACCCTTCGTCATCGGCCGGAATCAGCGACGTGTTCATCTGCTGCTCCCAGCGCACCGCCCAGGGACGGATCGCATCGGTGACGTGGGCGCGATTCGCCTCTTCCACCGATGCATACGCCTGCGACCCCTCGGTCACGCCGATCTTGTGCGGCGCCACGCGATACAGACGGGCGATCTCGAGCACCGAAAACTGCCGTTGCTCGATAAATTGCGCGTCCTCGGGGTTGGTGGTGATCTCTTTCGCCGTCATCCCCTCTTCGAGGATCATGGAGCGCTGGGCGTTCGACAGCCCCTCGTGCTGCTCGGCGATGCTGTCACGGAGCCGCGTATAGGCGTCCTGGGACAACGTGTCGGGGTGTTGCAGCACGATGCTCGGCTTCATGCCGCGCACGAAGAATCCCGCGGCGAATTGCTCAGCCGACATGCCCAGACCGATCGCGTCCCTGGCGTCGGCGATCGGCGACCGGCCCCAGACGCCGTTATTGCTGAGGCCACGGAGGTGAAACATGCGGGACGCCGGCATTACGACGACCGGACCGCCCTCTTCAGGCTGCACCAGGTACTCCAACACCCCTGAATCGCGTGTCAGGCGCCGCGCCGACACCCGTGTCGGAGAGATGGGCCAGAGGGCGGTAGGGCGGCCGTTCGTGAAGACAATCTCGGCGAAAGCGTTTCCGTGCGTCAGCACGTGGAGCATCATCGTCTCACGGAACTGAAACGACGTCATCTCGGGGTTCGGGCTCTGGTGCAGGACCGGATACAGGGGATATTCGGTGGCCCGCTCTTTGCCGCCGGCCTCCAGGCGCCGATAAACGATCAGCGGTAGCGATGCGATGTCCTCAGCGAGGACGCGGATGCAGGCCCGCACCGCCATCTGCCGCAATGCGGACTCGGTAGACACGTTGAGCGGACCAGCCGAACGACTCAGCTCGGCCAGCATCACGGACAGGTTGGGGCTGAACTGGACGTCGCGCTTCTCGAAGATGCGGTGAAGGAATCCGCTCAAAGAAAAAACGCCCCCTAGCTGCTGCAGTAGGGGCGCTCGATGCAGCGGGGCGCTCGGTGCGATTATTTTATTTTTTGACGGGCTCCTCTGGCTCCGCGTCTCCGCGAAACGGTTTTAGCCCAACGGCCCACAATCGACCTCGCAGATGCCCGCCTCGATCGATCTCGCGCTATTTTGAGGGGACAGTTATGGCTTTGTCAAGCCGCACCCGGTTCATGGCGTGGCATTGCGAACACTTGATCGCTACCACGCCCGATGCCGTCTCATTCACGCCGAGCTTGCGATTGCAACGCCAGCAACGGATATCACTCATGTCCGCGCCCTCAACACTCCCGCAGCGATCGCCGCACCGCCCACAAACAGCAGCGCGATCGGCCAGTAGATAAACAGGAGTCCCGCTGCCACGAGCAGGACGCCGACCAGCGCCAGGACATCGTCAATGTTCAAACGCTCAATACTCCCCGGCCCTCGTACACGCTCGGTTCTGGCGGATTAAGCAATCCCTCCGCTACGCCGGCCATCCGTGCCTCCCACGACAGACACCCCGCCACCGCCGCGTCGATCTTCAGCGGGCTATCTGGCCGCTCCTTCTGGATCAGCCACATCAGCTCCTGGTCGTCGTCGCGCATCGTCAGCATCATCTTGTGCGAGTTCGCGATCCCCGCCGACAAGCGCGGGTCGCCGTCGTGCGTCAGCGCCTCCGTCTCGATCGCGATCCGGTAGTCCTGCAGCGCCTTCGCCATCTTCATCCGGTTCGTGGTCGACCACTTCCACACCTTGTCGTCGCTGTACCTGCCCGCCCAGTCATCGATCAGCGTGCCCCACTTGTACGGGTCGGCGTTCATCCTGAACACGTCCCACCGCTCGAAGGCATAGTCCACCGTCTGATCGACTTCCATGAACGGAATCCTAAGCACCCCGTCCGCTTCCTGCCGTGGCTCCCAGTACCCCACCACCCACTGGTGGCCTGTCTCCATCTCCGTCCCGATCAGCGCCGTGTGGTCACGGGTCAGCGAGCCGTCGAACCCCAGAGAGATCACGGCGTCCTTCGGCGGGATGTACCCCGGCTTGGCGAGCGCCGCCCACTTCACCGAGTCGAACGGCTTGTCCTCTTCGGCCACGATCTGGTTCAGGTAGAACCGCCGCGCCATCGCCGGCGTCGTGCGCGGGTCGCGGATCTCGGCCGCTAACCGTTCCACATCCAGCCACACCGAATCGCCACGGGCCGCATATAGGCCGTTCATCAGTGACTCGTCGTCCGTAAGGTCCGTCTCCGGAGCTTCGAGGCAGTCGTACAGCATGTCCTTCGTCCCGAGCCGGTGGGCGTCGAAGTCGTGCTCGGCGTCCGAATCTTCACCTGGCGCGTGGGCATTGCTGATCGCCAGCACCCTCGAGCTGCCGTCACGGGACTTGGCCGTGTTACGGGCGATCACCTTCGCCATCTCGTGCCCCTCGTCCACCGCCCGCCAATGGTGCGTCTCGTTCTTCAGCACGAAGGTTGCGCGGCCACCCTCCAGCGCCCTCGGACTCGAAGTCACGGCCTCGATCCTGCGCTTGCCGCGCTCGGCATAGATGATCTCCTTGCCGAGATCGATGCCGAACTCCTTGATCAAGTCTGGCGACATCATGCCGGGGAAGAGTGTCATCGTATTGCGGGTCTGGTCCTTCGATACCGCCGCCGTCTGCACCCACGCCGCAGGATGCCTCTTGGCTACGGGCGTCTTGCCGTCGAAGTGCGAGAACCGGCACGGACCCACGAACTCCACGCAGCAGATCGCCGCACCCACTGGGTCCTTCCCCCAGCCCTTCATCCTGCGCAACATGGCGTAGCGGTAGACGAACCGCCCGTGTTCATCGATCGAATACCAGTCGTAGATGAACCGTGCCTGTTCGTCGGTGAACTCCCACGGCCGGCCGGCGTTGGGGCCGTCAGGCTGCAGCAGGTTCTTGTACGTCCACTCCAGTACCTGCCAGCCCAGCGAATAGGTGGCCTTCTTCGGCGGGCGTATGGCGACAGCCGTCATCCGATCGCCTTCCGGTACTTGTCCATCACGACAGGTGGCGCCGATTCCTCGAGGACGGGCTGTTCATGTTCGACGCCCTGGCGCAGCCGTGCGGCCGGCGTCAGGCCGAGCTGCTTGCCGAGATCGCTGAGCGTGGCTTCGGCGTCCGTTCGCATCATCCACAACGGGTTCCGCACCAGGTTGTTCTTCTGGCCCCTGACGAGGAGTCCCGTCTCGCGCAGCTTCTCGTCAATGTCGAACCAGTCCTCCCACGCCCTGCAATAGCGGATCAGCACGGAGCGATCGACGGTGGCGATCAGCCCCATCTCCTCGAGCTCAGGCACGATCCGCCGCCACTCGGCTTTCGCCTGCTTGCCCAGCTCGCGCGGCATCTTCGGGCGCTTGACCTGTACGGTGCGTCCGCTTCCTGGCCGCTTGTTCCGCCTTCGTGCGTGCGGAATGGGCGTCGGCCCTCGCTCACCCAACCTTCGCCGCCTTTCGAGGCTTCTTCACGCCCTCTAGCACGGCCTTCTTGCCGGTGAAGTCCTCCCACCGCCTCACCGCCACATCCACATACCGGGGCTCGATCTCCATCGCGTAGCAGCGGCGCCCCAGGCGCTCGCAGGCGATCAGGGTCGTGCCGGAGCCGAGGAACGGGTCATAAACGTCGCCTGCGTGATTTCGTATCGGGCGCTCCATGCATTCGACGGGCTTCTGCGACGGATGATCTTCCTTCGCCTCGTCGCTCCCGCCCATGATGTGCTTCGGAGAAGCAGCCTCCCATACGGTCGTCTCTTTCCGATCCCCGATCCAGCCCGCCGTCGCGCCACTGCGGACTGCGTACCAGCAGGGCTCGTGCTTCCAGTGGTAGGCCGAGCGCGATAGTGGGGCCATCGTCTTGACCCAGACGATCTGTTGTCGAAGTTCGTAGCCTGCCGCCTCAAGTGCAGCACCGGCGACGAGCTGGAGCGCGCCTGCCGCGCTCCAGACGTATGCGACGTCGGCGGGTGACTGTTTCCAGACCTCGGCCCAATCGGCGTTATCGTCCCCTGCAAGGTGATCGCTTTGGGCGTGGCCTAAACGGTTTAGGCCACGCCTGTCCCGCCAGCCCTGATCGAGTGAGACTCCATATGGCGGGTCGCTCACCATCAGTCGAGGAACTGCACCATCCATCAGCCGCCCGACGTCCTCCGCCTTCGTGCTATCCCCGCAAAGCAGCCGGTGCTCCCCGAGCAGCCACAGATCCCCCGGCTTCGTCGTCGGCTCGTCCGGTACTGGCGGTACTTCATCAGGATCGGTGTGCCCTTCGGCAGGCTTCCCCGCCGTTAGCATCGCCTTCAGCGCCTCGTCCGTGACACTGATCTCCGCCAGCAGCGCGGCCCACTTCTCCGGGTCTGTCCCCGCCATCGCCGCCAGCGGGTCGAGCGCGGCCAGCACGATCCCCTCTTCGTTCTCGTCCAGGTCCACGTACACCACCGGCACTTCCGTCTCGCCCCGCGAGATCGCGATCTCCACCCGCGCATGCCCGTCCACGACGTGTCCCGTCCGCTGGTTGACGATGACGTTCTGCACCCACCCAACCTCGCCCAGCACGCCCGCTAATGCGTCCTGCTGCGCCTTCGGGTGGACGCGCCAGTTGCGCGGGTTGGCGAGGAGCTGGTCGGGTGCCTCGGTCCCCGTGCCGACGATTCTACTGCGCCACGGCTCAGCCATGCGTATACGTCCCCGAAAAACCCGTACCGAGTCGAAAAGTGG